CAATCCTAACTCTAAAGCCTTTAGCTCAACTTCTGCCGCACGAACATCAAAACCAAGACGACGAAGCGGTAACGATATTCCAGCCAAAGATGCCTGTAACGCACCTGCCGCCCTATCAACGCTGACATTACTAAATGCAGCAACGTCAGCAGACAGACTAACCAATGCAGTCGATAACTTGGCAGCATTTTCCTGTCCTGATCCAAGAGAAGTAAAAAGATTCCCAAAGGTTCCGGCAGCGGAAAGAGCCTGAGTCTCCGATATTCCGATCAATGTAGTTATTTTTGCGAAATTCTCTACTGATTCTGCCGCATCCCCGAAAACTTGTTGAACTTTTATAAGTTCATTTTCTTGTTGTGCTGTCGCTTGAACGAACTGATTAAGGGAACCATAGGCTTTCTTTAACGCATTAGTAAAAACCGAAATACCTTGATTTATTGCAAGGAAATTGGTTCCTAAGCTTATCTTGCTGAGTTGCTTCTGAGTATCCTTTACGGACTTCTCCATTTTATTCATCAGCTTTTCGACATCCTGTGTCGCCTTTGCAAGTCCCTGCGTATTCGCAGTAACTTGCATCGATAAAGCTAGTGTTGGACCTGCCATTACTCTAAACCTTCTAAGTCTGCCTGTAACATCTTCAACTGATCATCTATTTGCGTTTGGTGCATCGGTGCTTTGCCCGCAGTCGGAACGAAATCTCTTGGATCAAGTTTTCGTTTCGAGTACGGAGCAAGCGATGCCGCAATCTGGTATCCAGTTTGTAACCAAGTATCTCCGAGTGGTTCGTAATATCTGTCTAGTGCAATCCATTCTGAGAGTTCACGAGAATCCATTCTCGTTTCTATCTCTCTTACTGTCATGCCCAAATGACCCGCCAACCGAAAAAGAAATCTTCTCAGTGGACGGGCATTCATTCCCCCGCGAGTTCCTCCACATCTTGATCGGTAAGCGAATTGTGACTCATTGCAAGCTTAAACAATCTGTCGCATACATCACCGCTTTTTGAAGACAATCCCTTGACTTGATCGTCTGTGAAAATACGTTTCCCTTCTTTGTCAGACAGGACGCGAGCAAGGAACTTGGAGCGAAAGTTAATCACTCCTTTATCTTTGTTCCTCAACCACTCAAGTTCGTTTGCGTCACGCTCGCCAACGCTCATGACTCGAATGTAAACTTGACCACCCCACTCGGGAACCTCTACTTCAAACGTCTTCGCGTCTGAAGCACCTAAAATCTGATCTGCTGTTAATTGAGCCATTGAAACTGCCTTCCGCTTCAAGTTAAAAATGAAAATTCCACTGTGTACTCCGTTACCCCGTTGAGGTTTGCACTACAAGTAGTCTGACCACAAACGGCCCTTTGACTCCAATCGAGTCCTCCTCCTTTAATTACAAGGTCCGCATACCTGCCCCACATGCCTGTTCCGGGGCCACTTCCCAAGTAAGTAATCGAAACGCTTCCAGAGTTCTTTACCCAGAAAAAGTCTCTAGCTTCGCTTGGTCCGGTAGGCCCGTTAATACTAAGACTTCTCATCTCAGTGATAGGGTTACCATTCCAGCTTGCTTCAACTTCTACTGAATAAGTTGCCATTGTCAGTCGTACTCCGTAGTTGGAACACACTCTGTTGACAGTGGTTCTGTTACAGGATCGGGAGTGTCTGTTCCGTTATCGCCAGCATGACGATCTATGGAGAATGTTATTGAACCTCGTATCACATCATTCACCGCAAGAGTGATTGACGAGGAAGTAACTTTTGCTGAAGTAGTCAAGTTAATTCCACCTTTGATTACGAGTTCGCCTTTTTGGTCTTCCTTTAGTGCCTTTGTGCCAATGAAGTCAATTTGAACTTCCTTGCCAGAGTCGCTGCCACCAGTGGAACCAACAAGAGGTCGTTCTTGAGTAAGAACCGGTTCCCCGTACCCTTGACCAATGTGAGAAACATCAAGTTCATCTGAACTCGATGTTTGACTCGATAATGAGTAGGTAAGATTAGTAACTGTATACTCAACTTTAACACCATCATTTGATGTTACGCCGTCAGCACTAGTTTTCTGAGGCTGAAACGTGACTATTGTTCCGACACAAGTTGCCGCCGCTGCCCCATAAGGACCGTGCGGCGTTCTGTTTAAGGGATTGGGAGTTGCCATTCTGGACTACCTTTCTGTTTCCATCCAAAGAACATCGAGACTTAAAGTAACACTGTAAGAGGGGGGCATTTCTGAACCACCGAGTTGAACAAAATCATCAGCTTCGTTTTGAACAGCAACTTGCTGCAAGAAAACGTCACCAACAAAACCTGCGTACTGATCCAGAATGAGTCGTATCGTGTCAGCAGCAAATCTCGCTGACTCGTATGTAGCATCAATCACCGTGATATCAAGGTTTACAGTCGGCGTTCCCATTGGGCCATTTACTGTCGATTCTCGCTGAATACCTGTTCTTTTATAAAGAACAAATGGGTATACAGCAGACATCGGGGCGATAACGGGATATATCCGCTCTTCAAACAACTTCCTAGCCTCGTCGTTTGCAATGAGGACGTTTCTGATTGCTGCTTCTGGGGATTTCATTGTGTTTAGTATCCTTTTTGAGACCTACCCCAGACTTCGTTGATTGCTTTCTGAAGTTGCAGCCTCATGTTTTCGTTCATCAATGATCTCATCGCTGGCAACGCCTGATTGAAAGAAAATCTGATAGGAGGCTTTCTTAGTTGCGTTCCACCAAGAGGCATGTATTTCAAATCAACGGTTTCACCTTCAGGAACAGACTTGAAGAACGCCTTTGGGTACTTTGGCACAGTAGAGACCTGCCCAACCTGCCTGTAACCCTGCCTCTTCATAAATTTGGCATACTTTCCGTCTGACCCCCTCTTCCGAGATTCCTTCACTTCGAGTTTGAATGGTCCACGCCAGTTGTAACTTGATGCGATATTACCGCTCTTGGTTCTTCTTTGGCGTGTCCCAAATTCTAGGAATCCTTGGTGGTACGCTCGATCTTTCCCTACCATCACGGAGCCACCACCAAAAGATTTAGCGTCTCCCTTTCCTGACCGTCTATAACCCGTCAGTGCTGCTGCCCATCCGTAATCCTGTTTCCAATACTTGACAACTTTTGTAGCAATAGCACGCTTCAGGTTTCCGGTTGGACCCTTCGGAGTATTCTTCCTAAGTGCTTTTGTCCCGGGCTTGATTGCTATCTTTAACGCTGCCCCCATGTGCTTTGCTGATACATAATTATTATTGATAGCCTTAAACTGATCGACAACATCCTTGAATTGAGAATCTGGAAAAAGCAACTGAACGTTGTTTCCATTCGTAGGGCTTATGGTTGCTCGATATGTTGCCGTCATTAGTCGATGTCCTCCACGCAGATCACTTCGTGCTGAGACCTGTTCCCGTGTTCAAGAAGTGAAACTATTTGCAAAGTTCGGTTCCTCCACTTGAACTGCATCTTCTGAGTTAGCCCTTCCAAGTACCTGATTTTAACCCTGTGCGTAATGTCTATCTGTTGCTGACCAGCACTTAGATTTTCCGTTGCACTGACACCTTCAACAGATGCCCAAACGGACTTGAAGTCTTCAAACTCCATAGTTGTTTCACCAAGTTCGTTTCTCGACTCCTTGGCTTTCTGAACAACTAGCCTTTCACGCATCTTCCCGGGATATATAGCTTGTGCCATTATGAATATGCCCCCCATTTGCTGGCATCTAGTAACGCTTGGACACCATAGGGAACCTCGAAGCTATTTGCGTGTTCTGTCGCTAGTCGCCTCTCGTAATACTGACCAACAAGCATTAGTATTGCGTGACGAATCTTCACGGGGACATCACTCGGCTCTGGACCAAATCCGGCCCACCAAGTTACTCTCACTCCGTTTTGGGTCGCCCACTGCTCAGAAGGCCACCCATTTTTGCAATCAAAGTAGACACAACCCGGGTTTATGTCCCAATCGTAGCGATACATTGAAGAATCGAGTTCTTCGTAGGTGAAGGCATCGCATTCAGTTGCGTATTCAATTGTTATATCGCCACCAGTATCTCTGAGAACTCCAACATGTGCAGGAGGTCTCGGTAGTCGAATGGTGTAAGGGAACCTGTCAAACTTCATCTGCCATTTAGAGAGGAGGAAGGTCATGTCGCAGTATGTTTCAGCGTACTCTCTAGCAACAGTAATGATTCGCTCTATGTACGAATCGTCTTCCGTGATATCTACACGAAGATGCTGCTTTGCCTCAACTAGAGAAACTGGCTCACTTTCTGGTTCAACGATTCTTTTAAGAGATCGATATCGAACCGGAATCTGCAACCCGCTTGCTGGATACTGCATCTTTGGTCTTTCTCTTTCTCTTACGTCTTTTCTTTGTTGGCTTTTGGTCAAGCTTCGGAACGCTAACCAACTCAACAATCCCACTTTTCATGAACATATCTGCGAAAGAATGCTCCATCTCAGTAATCAGTCCAACTCGAAAGTTGCCGTGATTCTTTACAAATCGAACTTTTGCCTTCATGAATGCTCTTCCTAAAAAAAGAGAGGGATGGGATAGAGGCTCCCATCCCTCTCAAAAACTTTTACTTAACCAAACCCTTATGGTGTGGGAGTGTAAACTCCACCCATTGCGTCTCGGCTGGCATCTGTTCCACCGCCGACGATTGCAATCAAAGGTCCAGCAGTGGTGTCATCACCAAGTTCGTGAACCAAGATGCCCGCACGACTAAATGCAACCATCGCGGTTTGATCGTACTGCATGTAGATTTCTGCTGAGGTCTTGATCTGCATCTGCTGACGATCACCAAAGATCGCTGCGAGGCTCAAGTCTCCAAAGAGGCAGAAAACGTCAGTTGCAGCAGATGCACCCGGATCGGAATACATTACGTTTACCAATTCAACTGGATATCCAAGGAACTGGTTCTGAACAGGACCAGCAGCTACATCAGTGCGAGTGTTGCCACCAATCAACATGCTGATTGGAGTGCAAGCAAGGCCGAATGCAGCAGGACTCATATACCACTTGGCACGACTTCGAGCAAACATCGGAAGCTTTGCGATTGCTTCGCTAAACATCCCAAGTTCCATACCAGCAAGTGTTGAAGAACCTTGAACAACGCTGGCAGTGTGAGTGCCATCGGTGATCGCTGAATTTACGCCAACAATCCCACCTTCACCGGTTGCAGCAGTTGCATTGAAACCAAGTTCGTCGTACTTCTTTGCATAAGCACGAGAAATTTCGTCAGCAGTGTTTTCTGCAAGAGCGATGATTGAATCACCAATCAAGCTGTTAGGTAGACGGCACTGAACCGCAAAAAGCTTTGCAATGACGTTTACATTTTCGTATCCCACGTTATCAACGGGAGCCATGTAGTTCTCGCCTACAATGCTCACCTCAAGACCTTCAGTCTGTTTTGGTTGAACCAGAACATCTGAGGACATCTTCACGTTCTGAGCGTTAGAAGGAAAAACTCCGTACTCAAGAACATTCTTGTAAAGTGTTGAAGACCATTCATCAGGAACCAAAGCACCACCAAGACCATTGTTTGGATCAATGCCATTATGGATTCCGTCAGCGTCAACACGCCCTGACTGTGCAGGAACATTTGGATCAGGCCAATCACGTAAAGTATGGCGACCTACTCCGTAGTCGTTGCACCATCTACGAGCTTCGAGATCATTGAAGGCGTACCCCTTCAACCACATTCCAGCACGGTATGCGGTTTCTGCGTCAGCAAAAGATCGCAAGGTGCCGTAATGAGTCGGGACCACAAGTTGTCTTCGTTCCACTGCTTTCTCCTTTGGGCTTGTTGTTCTCGGCTCTTCTGAAAGTTCCGCTACAGGAGCAGCGTTTTCAAGAACAGAACGCAGTTCTGCTTCTCTTTTTTCTATCCGCTCCACTAATTCAATTTGTGATCGAAGTGTTTCTGCCCGAGCGTCTAACGCTTCAAGGCTCTTGGTCTCTTCTTCACTAGGTGCCTCTTCGCTTTCGTTCAATGCACCCATTTCAGCCAGAACACTGGCTAACTCATCGAGCAAGGACTTTATTCTGTTAGCCATTATATTTTGGCCTTTCTGCTATATGCGTAAGTGCTAGCAGCAGAATGCCCCTAGCTTTCAGGGGAATGTAGGGCAAAAACCTACGTGGTGAAGCAATAGGATTACCAAACTTGGTAACAACTACCTAATTTCTGTGGATGTGGTGATTTTCCGCCTTGAAAACTCCGGTGGAACAATTTCTTTACCGGTTTCACCACATCCATTGCACTTTAGATACCTGACTACAGGAGCATCTCCATTCCTTACAGTCCGGTAAACACCCATATATCCAGCTTTACAGCACTTGCACCTATCACCACTCGTCATACTAGCCTCTTCTTTCGGCAACAAATTCCTTAAATCGCTTGTACGCAACCTTCAACTCTCGCCTTCTTTCTTCTCTCTCTGCCTTGAATTGGTCAAATGACCTTTGAGCAACAGAAACCTCAGTAAGTTCGTACGCCGGTTGAAGCACCAAGCTCACTTCGTAAAAACCCGAAATGTCATTTACGGTTCTAATTGACCGGCCTTCGTTGTCTGTTGACCAATCGTCTCCGCCATCTGAAACGGAGAAAGCAAAGCTTGCCCCTCGAACATCTGCCCTCTCAACACTTTCAACAATATGAGGCATTGATTTTGGTGGATCGAGTTCAAAATGAATCCCTCTCTCATCTTTTTTCAGTTTCAGTGTCTTAGGAGTCCTACCAAGAACTTTTGAAGTATCGTGACTCCATAGGCAAGCGACATCATGGCACTTCCCGTTGCACCCTCTTTCTTCCGTGAAGAACTTATCAAACGCCCTTGGTGAAATCCTTTCAACAAAACCCCCGAGGTCTCTTGAGTCGGAGTTGAACAGAACAGCGGTGCCCCGAATCAAAGGGCTTCGGTTTCCCTGCTCGTCTGATCTGTACTCCACTGTGAGTCCATCGAACCCACGTACTTCTTTATTAGCCATTTTCTTTCTCCTGTTCAGGGGGTTCGTCTTTACTTAACTTGTCTACTAGCCAAGGTCTTTGCTTGAGGTGCCAATAGCCAAGTGGTTCGTCACTATCGCCGGATGGAACTGCTCGTTCCACTGATTCAGTGTCTTTCATGATGTTGTCCAGTTCAACTTTTATTAGGCTTGCACCTTTGCGTGACCCATAAGCATTCTGCGGTGCGAACTTGTTCGTTATCTCGTACACGCTGTTTTGAGCAAAAGTTTCAGAGAATAAAGCGGGCCACGCTTTTTTATTGAGCGTAGTAGCATGGGTAAGCATCCCGTTGAACTCTCCCTTGGTGGAAAAAGAGTGTCCACCCCGAACGTGAGCCACCATATCATGAACAACTCTAAAAAGATCATTTGCGATAAGAGGCTTTCCATCTGACGTTTTGTATTTAGTCATTTTCAGCATTGGATGATTCTTGGTGGCAGCACCCGTGCCGAAACCTTTGTCCGTCATGAAGAATCGGAACTCGCCATCTTTAGCAACCATCTTTCTCATCATGTTGCTGTCTACTTTTGTTCCACCGGGAACTTTTGCGTATGGCTCTCCCTTGCCTTCCCACGCATAGACCTTCAAGCCTGCATCTGTCAAAGCTTGGTACTGGGTTCCAATGTCATCGATTAAAGCATCGTAGGCTTTCCTGCCTGCTGGAGTCATTGCCTTACCAGACTTGGATTGCTGCTCTTTTGCGAACGCCTCTATAGTCGAGCGATCTGGCAGTTCTCGAAAACCTTTGCTTCGATCCCAGATAGATGAGGAGTCGAGACCGCTTGCAGTGGTAGCGTCATCGACTGCTGTTCGGAATGGTTGCGATCCACTTGGAAATAGATCGGAACTAGGGGCACTGCCTTTTTTGTTCTCTTTGCCCTCAGCTTTACCCTTGGTCTTCTCACCAGAACCAGCACATTTGTTACCGGGCTGGAAACCTTGCTTCCCGCCTACTGCTCCGGTTCCGCAGTTTCTTTCTTCTTGTACTTCTCTGCCATCTCTTGGATGGCCTTCAGCATTGCTGCTGGGTCTTTCTCGTCGCCCGGATTGAAGTCGAACCGGATCAAGTCCTCGTTGTCCCCGGGAGGCTTGCCCCTGCGTAGAGACTC